ATAGTTTTTTCTGTCGTATAATTCTTGATCATTGATTTGACAAGATCATTTAGATTAAGATAAACCGAGTCAGTATCAATTGCAATAACACGATCAATATTTGTAGTATTGAGAGTCTTATTCAAGAATGTATTGATATGTCGTTCAGTCCAACGGATTGCAAGCTGACCTGTAAGAGTAATTGCTTCCGCAAATTCAATTTGGAACCACCTGAAGTATTGATTTCCAAGTGCACCATAAAGAGAGTTGAGCTGAATCTTTCGAGCCATTTGAAGATTATTATACTTAGAGATTTTATTCTCAAGATCAACTGATGGATTTTCTTGATATTCTTTTTGAGCATCAAGCATCATACGTTTATACATCTTTCTTTCACTCATCATCTTTTCGACAAGCTCTGGAAAAATACCTTTGATGTCCTTATCCCAAAGACATCCATTTGCAGTAATCGCTACGTTTTCTTCAATACACTTTTGCTGAATAGTCGTATTATCAAAGTCTCCACGCACAAGACTATCAACAGAAGGCATATTATGAATACGGCCTCTGAATGTTTCGGGAGAAATATTATACTGAACAATAAGAGAAGGATACAGACTTTCCACGTCAAATGATGCAGTATGCTTATGCATTCCAACAATAGGATCTTTTACATATGCACCAGCAAACTGATCATACTTCTTTGTAACCTTATTCTTAGAAATAATAATATTTTTCTTGAACAGATGATTATGAATAATAACATCCCACAGACGCACAGAAGTAAACACATCAGAGTAATTGATCTTAGCATCATAAGCAACAGTCAAGGCAAGACTGATCAGACCCATCTTTTTTTCAAGACGGTCAATCAGCAGCACATCGTGTACGTTATACTCCATGAACTTTTGGAAGTTACGTTGATAAAGATCATGTAGACCTTCATATTCGCTATAATCCAGCTTTCTTTCACCAAGTTCAACAAAAGCAATATGGTCAAGTTTATAAGATTCTTGGTTTGTGTAAGTAAACTTACGATACAACTGTTCATAGTCAAGGATACATACACCTTTGATCTTATAAGTCTTTTGTTCTTTGTTGTTTTGGAAAATAGTGTCTTCTTCAATGATTTCCCATGGTGATAGCTTCTTGATAGCTTCTTCACCGAGTACTACTTTGACACGGTTAACAATATATGGAATATCAAAGAGTTCAATGTGCCAACCAGTTACAATATCAACATCCCACTGATTCCAAAGATCAAGAAACTTATAAAGAAGAGACTTTTCATCTTTACATTTTACATACAGCACGCCTTCAGCAGGTTCATAATCACCACAACCAAATGCCATAACCGTATTACGGCGCTTCATAGAAATTGCTGTAATTTCTCTATCTGCACGTTCAATATTTGGAAATCCATCTGAAGAATCAACTTCGATGTCGATTGCTACAGTATTAATTTCATTAGGATCATAATTAATTTCATTGGGAAATCTATCATTGAGATAGGTATAGATGTAACGGTCAAGACCAAAGACTTCAAAGCCATCAACATCTTCATATTTCTTTACAAAATCTCTGGCACCACGAATGCTATCAAGTTCAAGCTTATCAAGGCTTTGACCAAAGAGAGATCTATATTGTGAATCTTTATTTCGTGAAGGAATAAACATATAAGGTTTATATTCAACGCGCTTTTGAACTCGCCGACCATTATCCCTACCACGATAGTAGATGTAATTGCCACGAATACTAACATCAGTGTAATATGCAGCCATAGATCCTCCTAAATATATATTCTATATTATACCACAGATCATAATTAATTGGAAACAAAAAATGCTTACTCCACAACAATTAGAAACTATTTGCGCACCTAATATTGCGCATTGTGCAAACTATGTTGATGCATTAAATAAAACCTTTGATATGTATCAAATCAATACTCCATTAAGACAAGCATCGTTTCTTGGTCAGATTATAACAGAATCACAATACTTTAATGCTGTTGTAGAAAATCTTAATTATTCTATGTCGGGTTTACTGAGTACATTCCCACATACATTTAATGCTACAACTGCTCAACAATATGCACATAATCCTGAAATGATTGCAAATAAAGTTTATGCAAGTAAGTATGGTAATGGCAATGAAGCATCAGGCGATGGTTGGAGATATCGTGGTAGAGGGTTGATCCAAATTACATTCAAAGGTAATTATATTCTTCTTGCTCACTCATTACAAAAGACTCTTGATGAAACAACCACATATCTAGAAACTATTGAAGGCGCAGCAGTATCTGCCGGATGGTTTTGGAATTATCATGGGTTAAACGATTTTGCCGATAAACTAGATAATGCTTCTATTACAAAGGTCATTAATCCTAGTATGAGAAATCTGCAAAACAGAATTAACTTCTTTAATATTGCACAAAAAGTTTTATTATCAACATAAAAAAATAGGGGAGATTTCTCTCCCCTATTCTCATTATCGCATTGTCTCTGCCAAGAATTCTTGATGTGCTTTTTCTTCATCATCAATTTCAATTTGTCTTGGCTTCTTTTCATCTGGAATAATATTTTCCAAGAAGATCTTTAATAGACCATTAGTCATAGTTGCTGATTTTACTAAAATCGTATCAGCAAGTGTAAACTTATGGGAGAATGCTCTTTTAGCAATTCCTTGCCAAATATACTCAGAAGAATCTGCTTCTTGAGTAGTGTTAGATTTTACAATAAGTTCACCATTGTTATATTCAATGATGATATCTGTCTTTGTATAACCTGCTACAGCAAGTTCAATAAGATACTTATTTTCTTCTAATTTCTTTACGTTATATGGGGGAAAGTTGGATGTCTTTACCACAGTGTTAGCAGTAAATGCTGCCAACTTATCAAGAAGTGGATCAAATCCAATAGTATAACGCGAAAAATGTGGTGTATAGGCAGTGTCGTAAAAAGTCTTCATTTGTTTCTCCTTTGAAAGCAAGAATAAGTCCTGCCGACCTCGAAAGCATCGGCAGAACTATTTATTAACAAATCTTAGAACTTATGAGCAACAGTTACCATAAGACCGGTAGAATTTGTCTTGTGGTCACGATCAAAAAATTGATAACCACGCAGACGGGTATTAACGAGGCTCAGAGCAGCTTCAGTAGAACCTGGCAGAGCAGCAGCAACGCCACCTGAAACTTGAGTTTCATTCAGAGAAGCAGCATTCCAACCTTCACGATGCTGAAGACCAGCACGGAAGTCAAAAGGACCAACGTTTACACCATAAACATTGAATACTGCAGGTGCAAGTTGATGCGAGGTCTTAACACCATAGCCATAGAATCCGGCATGATAACCTGAAGCAACTTGTTCACCAGCTTCGACGTTTACCTTAGTGGTAAATCCGCGCCATGCAGGAAGAGAGGTACCAACACGACCCGAGAAAAAAGTTGCATCTGGGCCATTCTTTTCGCTCTGACGGCTTTCAAGAGCAACACCGTAGTCAAGAACTTGATTTGCATTGTTATAACGCAGACCATACTGATCAAAACCATGCCGAGTATTTCCACCGGAAAACAGAGCTGATCCGGTTACAGTACCTTCTGCTTGAGCAGATACAGCACTAAGAACTGCAATAGCTGCAGCGATAATAAAAGTCTTCATTTATTTCTCCTATTATGAAAAGATCAAAAGTACTTCCACTTTGATCCAAAAATGATACGTGTCATTACACGAACTAGCCACTTTGGCTTTTTAACTAATCTATATATTACTTCTTCATTACCAAATACATCCCAAGAACATACAAATTGATGTTTACTAACAACTTTTATGAAGTCAGGATTATCATTCACAATCCACATTATCTATTCCCAATATTGTACTTACTCTTTAGTTCCCATTTACTTTTATCTTTAAATGGAATAATTTTAATCTGACCAATCTGAGCCACATTATCTTGTGATTTCTGAGGATCAGCTAAATTTACTAAACCCCATTCAGCTAAAAGATTTGCAATTGTATTTCTTCTTGCAATATCATTATCGGAAAAGTCTGCGTTCTTGCCATCCAGAGAAAACAGTTCTTTGAAGTGAACGATATAATAACGTCCTTGCTTGTGCAATATATGGCATGACTGATACAGCGTATTATCCTTTTTGGATGCAACACCAATTCTAGTTAAAGTTTCTTTAACTTTCAAAAAGTCATCTCTATTAGGTAGATAGACTTCAATCATGGAATCTATTAAATTGCTCATTTAATTCCGCCTTGTTCTTTTTTACCTCTAAGTACTGACAGTTGATCTTCAGACAAAATAGAAAGAGCTTGGCGGGCCTTTTCATAACTATAGTTATAATAAGACTGAACCAAGCCTAGATCATCTACAGACACCGGTTTGACCCATTTAGCAAAACGCTTCTTAGATCTAATAGTATTTATCAGATAATCATTCTTAAGTTTGGAATCAATTTCGTGGTACATATTCATTTCATTAGCATACAGGACCGTATCAATAAAGTATGATAGACCTTTGTTTACTAAATATGAATTATACTTACGTTCTGCTTCCTTTTGATCTTCTGCAGTTCTTATCAAATCCACCTTGGATTGTGAAATAGCGTTAATATAATCAAAAGGATTACCACTCATTTGAATTCACAATCCGCAAGGATTTCAGTTAAACAAGATACAAGGTTTATTTCTTGATCTGCAACAAATGCTGCCTTATACTGATACTCAGCAAGATGAATAACAAGTTGAGGGACAGAAGTTGGTTGCAAATAATCATAAGCAGTATCATAAAGCTTTTTGAACAACTCAGTTGTATCAATATCAATATGTTCTGCTACCCACTTACGAACCATTGGAAAGTTCTTGTCAGACAAGTGCTTTACCAAAAGTTCAAATACAGCATCATTAAAATTAGAAAGAATTCCAGAATCAATTCTACCAATAGCAGAATACCTCTGAAGTTCATTTAGAATACGGCGCCAATCTGGAAGATGCTTACTGATAACAGCAGCAAGTGCAGCTGGATCAAATTCTACGTTTTCAGTACTAAGAATTTGCTTAGCTCGCTTCATAAATTGAGCAGCCATAGTAGGCATATCAGATTTATTGATCTTGAACTCAATTACAGAACACCGCGAGTGCAGAGGTTCAATAATCTTATTCTTGAAATTACAAGTCATGATAAATCCACAATTCTTGGAAAATTCTTCCATGAAATTGCGGAGAGCCGGCTGAGTTGAATTTGCATTCAGATAGTCAGCCTCATCAAGAATAACATATTTACGACCACCTGAGAATGAAACTGTAGAAGCAAAGTTCTGAATTTCATTTCTCAGGGTGTCGATATTGCCATTCATAGATCCGTTGATGACAATATAATCCGCCTCCAGTTCATCAAGCATAGCTCGAGCAACAGTAGTCTTACCAATACCAGCAGTACCGGTAAGAATTAGATTTGGAATATTCTTTTGATCGACGAATTGTTGAAAAGTAGTTTTAAGGGTTTCAGGTAGAATTGTATCACTAATCTTTCTAGGCCGATACTTCTCGGTCCAGAGGAATTGATCCATCATAATATAATTTCCTTTTACTTACTAAGGCAAGCAATCCAATAAGTCAGATCGCTAGTTTCAAACCAACAAATACCAGCAGTTGTAATAGATACTTGATATTCTGCTGGGATCAGCTTCAAGTTTTCAGGCTTAAGAATAACTTGAAAATCTTCATTAGTTTCACCAACTTCAAGCTTGAAAGTATCTGAAGTAGATTCCTTCGAGTTGATAGCTGAGATAGTAATAACTCCATCAGCACCAGTGATTGCAACATCAGGCATTTGAAGAATTGCACCAGCCTTAGATATAGCTGAGAGACTTTCAGATGTCAGAGTAAATGTTGCAACTGGATCTGGGAAGTTATTGGTCTTCTTTGAAGGCGAGTCAACCATTTCTGGATTTGCATAAGTGTAATTAACACGTTGCTTACCAGAACTAACGGTCACATACTTGTCTTGAAAATCGAAATCTGGATCTGTGAAAAGAGAAATAACTCCTAGAAACCTTGAGAGTTCATAAATTGCAAAATCCTTAGGAAAGGATTCAGGAACAGTTGCTTGAGCAAACATAGACTTTGTTGGAGCAATAGTTCTAATTTCATTACCAGCTCTAATGAAAATTGTTGGATTGATAGTAGAAAAGTTCTTCAGAACTTGTAGAGTACGTTCACTAAGCTTCATAATATTCTCCAAAAGTGGAACTATAATATATTATACAATATTCACGAATAAATGTAAAGGGAAAAGAGGAGTTTACACTCCTCTTTTCCCTAACCTTATAATCCAAGATATAGTCTTAGCTAAGAAATGTACCTGGATTTGTGCTACCACCTGTAACTGGAACTACTGGGGCAGTATTTGGATTAGTCTGAACTGGAGGCTGAATAGGAACCAGAGGCTGATTATTCAGAGCAGCAAGAATCAGAGCAATTGCGGCTGTAAGAACATGTGAAGCCAGATTCTTGATCCAACCAAGTTCTTCAACTTCAGCAGCTTGAAGAACGAGAACTTCAATAGCTGCAATATCCCCAGTAGCTACACTTGGAAGAATCCGAATAACAAGATTCTTAAGAATAGCATACTGAGAAGGAAGCATTCCAGTCAGAATGATCTTGAAGTCATCCCAAAGAATTGAAGCAACAGCTTCAACAAGAACTACATCCTTTTGAGTTTCATGGGTTACTGCATTCCAAGCCTTTTGCAGGTCTGCATTAATGAGGTCTAATAGTGTAGGCATTTATTTCTCCTAATTACTTCTTTTTACCAAGCTTTGTTGGATCGACGGTTGCAGAAGCTCCAATAGCTGCAAGATCAGCAAGAGAGCCACCAAAAATATAGGATCCTACGTGTTGCAGTCGAATCCATGGGCAGAGCCAAACCTTAAGGTTGGCCTTACGTGCTTGTTGACAGAACATATAATCTTCTGACAGATATCTCTTAGTTTCTGGATCAATGATACAATCAAAGAATGCAGTAATTTCGCGGCTGCCATCAAAGTGTGCAGTACGAACGTGATCTGGCTTGTATGAATACTCAGGATATGCTGCTGCATATGCTTCAAGAGTTTCACGCTTGATCATCATGAATCCAGTACCAGATTCAAGAACTTCTACTGGTTCACCAATAGGAATCTC